AACTCGCCGTTGTCGATCCCTGTCACCATTCGAGTCCTGTGAGGTTCAACTGATGTCACCTTCCCGAGTCATCGGCGATGGACGCAATATGCCGCGTCCGGGTTCGCTCGGTGGCGATCCCGCCTCACCGATGGCGCGCCCGACGATGGGTCAGCCGCTCCCGGCGACCAGTCAGCGCACCCAGGTGGTCGCGACCGGCGCGACTGCCGGCACGTTCACGCTCCGCATCCAGGGTCGCGGCAACACGCTCGACGTCACGACCGCGGCGATCAACTGGAACGACTCGCTCGCTCAGTTGGTCGCCAAGATCGACGCCGTGCTGAACCCGCTCGGGCTCGACTCCATCGGCGTCTCCGGCGGTCCGTTGCCGGCTGCCTCCGTGGTCGAGTTCTCCGGCGGCGAGTCGTTCACGGTCACCGCGGGCAACCAGGGCACGATGGTCGGCGGCACGGCCGTTGTCTCGCAGACGCAGGCCGCCACCGGCTTCGTGCTCCCGGCCGGTCCGACGCGCACGCCGGGCAACAACAAGCCCTCCGCGATGGCGCGCCCGCGGCTGCTCGGGCGGCGCTGAACATGGCCAACAAGCGACAAGCCAAGAAGGCGGAGACAAGACGGGTCCTGCCGGAGCCCGAGGACATCAAGATCGAGTTCGACGCCGACGTCACCCACCCGGCCGCTCCGGCGGTCGTCGCAGATCCTGTCGCGGACCTCAAGGAGGCTCCGCGCCGCAAGATCCGCGTCATCACCAACCCGCCGGAGGAGACGCGCCCGCAGACCACGATGGGTCGCGCCATCCGGCCGTTCGCTCGACCCGCCCAATCGGGCACCTTCTCGCCGTTCGCCGTCTCACAGGCCCGGCGAGGCCACTAACCGCTGCTGGGAGGCAGTTATCACAATGGAACCACGTACATTCCAAATCTCATGGCCCCATATGAATGGGGACGATGTTGAGGCCTGGCAGCAGTTCCTGCTGGAAGGGTTTCAGAAGTGGAACATCGCCTACCCCATCATCGTGGACGGCGACTACGGCGGCCAGACTCGCTCTGCCACGGCGTCGTTCATGCGCGCCTGGGGAGTCGTGTCGGCTCAGGATGCGATGGCCACAGGACTCCGGCCGTACTGGCGGAGCAAGCTCCGCGGCTACAACCGGTCCGAGATCGAGCAGGCCAACTTCGAATCGGACGAGCGCAAGGCGTACCGCGCTGCGCTGCGCGACCGGTTCGAGAAGTCAGATGTCTGCTATCCGGTCCCGAACCTGATCACGGACGATTGGGGCTATCACCCCGGCGTCCATGACGGCGTCGATCTGATGGGCACCTGGAAGCAGCCGGTGCTCGCGATCTGCTCCGGCCGGATCGTCCGCGTGTCGGACTCCGGCTGGTGGGGCAAGGGCGCTCACGCGACTGCCGGCCACCCCGTCAGCGACGGCGACGGGATCATCATCCTGGAGTGCCTGGTCGAGGCCGGACCGTTCAAGCGCGGCATGCACTTCGGCTACGGCCACACCGAGCCCGCGGTGGTCGAGGAGGGTCAATACGTCAAGGCCGGCACGTTGATCGGCCGGATGGGCTGGGCCAACGGCGCTCACGTCCACTTCATGGTCAATGACGACGCGCCGGTGGATCACTTCTACTCCGGCCGCGGCGACCGTGACCCGATGCCATTCCTCGACTACGCCAACTGAAGGAGACCAACCTCATGACCGCACCAAACGTTCGCACCCTCCTCAACCCGCCGATGGCCGACGGCGAGGTCAGCCCGAAGGTCACCTGGCCGGCACTCGTCCTCCTGGGCCTCGGCATCCTGCTGGTCCTCCTCAGCTTCGTCCTGGACGGACTCGGCGTGGATCTGCTCGACCTCGGCATCACGTTGATCGTCGCCTCCGGACTCGCGGGCGGCGTCGGCTACTCCGCCAAGGTCGGCCGCGTCAAGGCACCGGCGCTCGCGGAGGGCGGAACGACCATCGGCCGCGTCGGTCCCGGCGAGCCGTTCCCCGGAGGCTGATCATGCACCCCGTCTCCGACATTCAGTTCCTCGCTTCGATGCTCGTCGCCGTCCGCGAGGGTCACCAGATCAACTCCGCCGACGCCCAGCGGCTGAACAACCTCGCCACCTTCGGGGACAGCGCCAACCGCGGCGGCGACGTGTTCGGCCGGACCACGATGCCCGAGGAGCGGCGCAGCGGCGACCGGCCGCTCACGCCGGAGGGCGGACAGGACCTGGTCGTCGGCTGATGAGCGGCTGGTACGACTGCTTGGCAGGATTCGTCGTCGGCGGCGCGGCTGTCGGCGTGCACTATGCCGTCACCCGGATTCGCGATTCGCGAATCACGAACCGGAGGCGCCACTAGTCATGCCTGTTGGCTCCAACTGGGCGCAAGACGATCACCCGTCGAACGCGATCAAACTGTTCGAAGGCCTGGGCATGCACCGCCAGGTCACGCTCGATGAGGCCGTGGGCCGCGGTTGGTACTACCGACCCGCGCCGCTCGCTCAGTTGGAGCCTGACACGCGCAAGTGCGCCTGCCACGGAGACGTCATGTACTCGCCCCTCAACCTGACTGACGCGGAGAAGAAGATCCGTCATCCGCTCAGTACGCAGGTCCTGCTCGGAGAGGACGGCTTCTGATGGCTATGGCAATCGGATCATCCGAAGCTCCCCAGGAGCAGCGGTCAAACATCGTTGATGCCATTGGCGGCGTCCCGTCTTGGGGACTTCTCGCGGCCGACGATCTGGAGCAGAACGAACTGCTGAAGTTCCCGATGTCCATCGTGAGCTATCAGAAGATGCTCGACACCGACGCCCAGTGCCAGGGGCTCGCGCACGGCTCGACCTGGCCGTTGTACCGGATGAAGTGGTTCATTCGTCCCGGCGACGCACGCGCTGACGGCGTGGAGCGGATCTCACGCGACCTCTGCTTGCCGTTGGAGGGCGAGGATCAGCCTCAGCGCAAGACCAAGAACCGCTTCAACTTCTCTCAGTTCCTGGAGGAGGCGCTGGACGCCATCTTCTTGGGCTTCAAGGTCTTTGAGCAGGTCGCGCCGGTCGGAGAGGACGGCTGGGTCCACTACAAGAAGCTCGTCAATGTCCCCGGCCTCTCCATCGCTGAGATGAAGCAGGAGCCTGACGGCGGGATCGCCTGGATCAAGCAGCACGGCACCGATATGCCCAAGCTGCCCATCGAGCGCTTGGTCTGGTACGCCTTCCAGAAGCGCGGCGCCAATTGGACCGGCAAGTCGATGTTCCGCGGGTGCTTTGGTCCGCACCTGCTGAAGGACCGCGCGATGCGGATTGGCGTCATGAACCTTCAGCGCGCCGGAGTCGGCACGCCGGTCATCGAGGCTCCTCCCGGCGCGACCGACGCTGAGCTGATCATCCTCAACCGCCTTGCGGAGCGCTGGAACGCCAATTCGAAGTCCGGCGGCGCGATCCCGGCTGGCGGAAAGCTGCGCCTAGTTGGCGTCGAGGGCTCTCAGCCCGACGCCATCGGGTTCGCGAAGCTGATGAACGAGGAAATGGCCCGCGCCTTCCTGCAGATGTTCATGCAGGCCGGTCAGACGGGCACCGGCTCGCGCTCTACGACAGAGGCTTGGATCGACTGGCACAAGCTGACGTTGGAGTACATCGCGACTTGGTTCGCCAAGATCTTCAACGAGCACGTCATCGAGGATGACTGGGAGTGGAACTACGGCGAGGAGGAGGACGATGTCCCGGTCCTGGCCTGGGAGTGGGACGAGGTCACCGATGCCGGCGCGGAGGCAGCCGAGGACCCCAAGGCCGAGCTTCGCCGCCAGGTCGCGAATGACGAGATTGACGCGCCGGAGGAGGTCCAAGCTTGGCTCAACACCGAGCAGGGGCGGACGGCGCGAGGCTCCCGCCGAACGGGCCACCGGCGGCGAGGCGGCACGCGTGCGGCCGGGGCGAACTCGACGGCAGCGCCTCCCCTGTCGTTGCCCGGTCGCACGCTCCGCCGTCAACCGTACACGCACGAGATCACCGCGGCTGTGGACTACGCCGCCATCGACAGCGCATTTGACTCGGCGCTCGACCTTCTGGCGATGGAAGCGCGGACTCTGCAGCGGTACCAGATCGACCAACTTCACGACGCCATCGTGGAGGCGAACGGCGACATGACCATTTTGGCCGAGCTTGACGTCGAGCCGTTCAGCGCCGACGTGATCCACTCGCGCCTCATGCAGGTCGCCTCGCTCGCCGCGGGGCTGCACGTCGAGGAGGCCAACCGACAGGGAGTGACGATCCCGCGGCCGGATACGGACTTGCTCAAGGCGGCGTTGATGAATCGCGCCGAAGCGGTTGACTCGATCCTCGCGAACGATCTCGCACAGCGAGCCTCCCGCAACGCCGTTCGGCTCTCCGGCGGGGCTCTAGCGCCTGACGAGGTCGCCGCAGCAGTCGTCGGTGACTTGAATAGCCGTTCGGACGCCTATACTCGTGAGATCTTGGGCGGAGCGGTACAACAGGCGATCAACGACGGTCGCGGGCTGGTCATGAGCCGGTCGAACCCGTCCCGCATCTACGCGAGCGAGCTTCTGGACAACAACACTTGCCCCAAGTGCGTGGGCAAGGACGGCACGGAGTACGAATCCGTGACGTCAGCTGCGCGGGACTATCCCAGCGGCGGCTACAAGGACTGTGAGGGGCGCGAGAAGTGCCGCGGAGTCCTGGTCGCCGTGTACGACGAGACGGCTCCGGAGGCTTGACATGAAGTTCCTGACCAAGCGTCACGGCGAGGGCTATGCAGTGTTTGCCGGAGCCCTCACCACGGAGCCGGTTCCAGGCTCGGAGTACCGCGACAAGAAGGACGCCAACGCGCATCGCGCCGCGATGGAGGGCTGCCTGTCCAACGTCGCCCACGCGATGGCCGAGTTCATCGCTGCCCAGACGTTGACCGGCTCCGCCATCCAAGCGCTTCAGGATGCTCCGCCGGTCCTGACGACGCGGGCCAACGTGATCATCTGCAAGACGGGCATCGAGTACCCGTTGTCCAGCGGTCCCACGACCTTTACGCCGGAGGATCTTGCGCACGCGGTTGGTGCTCAAGACGATCCGGCGATCACAACTCCGAGGATCTGGTTGGGACACCCGGATGATCCTCGTATCCACGGCAAGCGAGCCGCGGGCGGACCTCCGTCCGGCGAGCCTGCCATTGGTCGAGTTACCAACATGCGTTTGGTCGAGGACGGGAACGCCATCATGGGCGACTATGAAGGCATCCCGCTTTGGCTCGACCGCATCTTGGCGTCGGCGTACCCCGCACGCTCCATTGAGGGGAACTTTGACGTTGAGACCGTCACCGGACACAAGTGGCGTCTCGTTATCAACGGTCTGGCGCTCCTCGGAGTCGTCTGGCCCGGTGTGTCAACGCTGGAGGACATCGCCAGCCTGTACACCGAAGCAGGACCGGCCGATGTCGAAGTTATCAACGCATCCGAGGAGCAACCAGTGACAGTGATCGCCGCAGGAGCGCGGCAGGTCGTGGGTCAGGTGACGGTGGAAGATCTCCGCCGCCAGTACTACGAATCGCTCACCGGCGATCAGGCCTGGTGGTGGATCCGCGCCATCTACCTCGACCCGAACGAACTCATCGTGGATGACGACGACGGGAGCCTGTACAGGGTCACCTTCGACGTCAACGGCGATGACATCACCTTCGCGGAAGCGAAGGCAGTCAAGGTCAAGTACGTGAACGCCTCCAACGGCGGAGTCACGGCTGAGACCGTCAACCCGAACCGGGTCCACGTGGCCCTGTTCGCGAGCCGGGCTGAGGCCCGGCCGGGGACCGGCGAGAAGCCGTCCCAGTCCGACAACGTCATCAGCATCGACTTCGGAGCGGTTCAGCCGGTCCTCAATGTCGATCTCGGCACGGCTCTGTCCGCGGCTGAGAGGCCAGGCGACGTTCTCACAATCAACCTGAAGGAGACGCGCTGATGCGCATCGCTCTGGAAGGTGACGACCGGCAGACGCTGATCGCGCGACTGGGGCTGTCCTCGGACGCCTCGGATGCCGACATCACCGCGGCCGTCACCAACCGCATCCTGGCCTCGGGCGGCGACAACCCGCCCAGTCAGCCCGCGCCCGCACCGGGCGACACCCCGAACCAGCCGACCGCGCCGGCAACCACGCCCTCCGGTCCCCAGCCCGCCGGTCCGACCCAGCCGGGCGGCGGCGAGGGTGGCGGCGGTGGCACCGCCGATCCGAGCCAGCCGGGCAACGGCGGCTCCGCGGGCTCCGGTCCCACGAGCGCCGGCACCGCCACGGACGATCTGCCCGAGGACGGCGTGTTGCTCGACCCGGAGGCGTACCGCGCGTTGACGGCTCGCGCCGCTCGCTCCGATCAGCTGGAAGAGGACGCGCGAATCACCACGCGCAACACGCTGGTCGAGTCCGCCATCCGCGCCGGCAAGTTCCCGCCCGCACGGCGCAACCACTACCGGGAGCGCTACGACAGCGACCCGGAGGCGACCACCGCTCAGATCGAGCGCATGGCCGCCAACGTCGTGCCCGTCAAGGAGCGCGGCGTGGACGTCAACGAGCAGGAACTGGAGGCGTCCGACGCCTACCCGAAGGAGTGGGTCCACGGCGGTCAGTCGCAGGCCCAGGCCACCCCGAACGGCAACGGCGGCGATGACCGTCGCAGCCGCATCCACACGGAGGACTGACCATGTGCCCAGTGGTCAACGCGCTGTATGACGCAGGCGTCGACATCACCGTCCACGCGACCGCCGCTCTCACCGGCGGGCGCTGCGTTGGCGTTCCGACCGGCCGCAACGCAGGCGGACCGGCCGGCATCGACGACACCGGCGACGGCCTGCTGCGCTGCGGGCTGCCCGCGGCCAACGGCGCCATCTTCGGTGTCGCGCAGTTCGACGCGCCGCTCAACGGCCGGACGGACGTCATGCGTCCGCCCAAGGTCGTCCCCATCGAGTGCAACGCCGCCACCGCCATCGGTGACGTGTCGGTCAACGCGGACGGCACCGTCAAGGCCCGCGCCGCGGGCCAGCTGGCCATCGGCAGGAACCTCGTGGCCACTTCGGCCAGCGGGCAGTACTGCCAGGTGGAACTGTTCCAGGCTCCCCTGAGCTACGCCTGATCGACAAGGAGCGATCAACATCATGCTGATGCCAACTCTCAGCCGCTCCGATCAGGACCAGTTCCTGGACGGCGTGGCCACAGCACTGCTCGCAGGCGACAAGTCCTGCGTCTCGTTCGAGCCCGAACTGGTGGTGGACAACGGGGGCAACCTCTGCGTCGCCATCGCGGGCGAGATCGTCGCACAAGTCCCGTCCAACGTGACCCACCCGCTCGCCGCGCCCACCGTCTCGGGCACGTCGATCACCGTGGACACGATGCTCAACCAGCCCACCCGGATCACCCGGATGATCATGGACATGACGCTCCAGCGCTTCGTCGCTGACCGCATCTTCGCGGCGGCGGGCGGCGTGACCGGCGGCGCGGTCGTGTTCGACTCCGTGGAGGCCAACGACCTCTACACCTCGCGTGACGTCGAGCGCGTGTCGC